TCGGCCGCGAACGCGACCACGAACTCTTCGCCCGCCACATCGCCCAAAGCGAAACCTGGACGACAACGGAGGGCTGGGGCCGCAAAGTAAACGAATGGACCGCCCGCCCAGCCCGCCCCGACAATCACTGGCTGGACGCCCTAACCGGCTGCGCCGTCGCCGCCAGCACAACCGGCCTAACCCTCCCAGGCCAGGCAGCACCCAAACGACAACGAAAACGCTACACACAAGAAGACCTTACACGGAAATGGTAACGCAACAAACCACGAAAGGACCAACATGGCGACAACGACAACAGCACCCGCCACCGAACGCAAAAAATGGCCACCCACCACCGGCAGCCAACGCGGCCTTGCCTGCCGCGCATGCGGCTGCGCTCATCTGGTGGTTCTTTACACGCGCCCTGACTTCAATGGCCGCCTCAAACGCCGCCGCCAATGTCGCCATTGCGGAAACCGAATTACGACGTGGGAGGCGGCAAGCGGCTGATTTTCGCAGTACGCCGCAAATTTCGGCCAAAATGTCGCGCAGGAATTTTCGCCAAAAACTGTCAAAAAGTTCTAGCCCTGTAACGATTTTGCCCTTTTTCGGGGGGTCAGGAAGAATTCGATTGAATGAGTTCAATTCCTCGGTAAAACCGAAATAGACAACCAGCTACGCGGCGTGCCGGCTGATCCCCGGCGCGATGCAAATGAACAAGGCCATGCGGGGCCGCATCCTCGCATGGTCTTTTTCTTTTGCCTGCGTGGGCTGGTTGTCTCTTTCGAGTTCGGAAACGTCAGAGACAGCGGGATGGACTGGAGTGGCCCCAGCAATGGCTTCATACGCCGATATAGGCCAGTTCGATTCTGGCTCCCGCCAATGGAGAGTGACTCATGCAGGACGAATCGTTGAAGGACATCATCCGCGAGAACGCCGCCGGGCCTAAGCAGGCCGTGGTGGACGGTGTAACAGTTCAGCAGCACTCGCTGAAGGATCAGATCGCGGCAGATCAGTACCTGGAGAGCAAAGAGGCCGCGAAGAACCCGGCCAGGGCGCTGATGCGGGTGAAGATTATCGCTCCGGGTACGGTGTAATAGGAACGGTGTGAACATGACGTGGTGGAAACCGACAACTTGGTTCCGAGGCCGTTCGAGCAGCGTGCGGGTAGTCCGCGCGAAGTTCGACTCGGCCCAGACCACGCCCGACAACCGTAAACACTGGGCCAACGCTGACGGGTTTTCGGCTGACACCGCCGCCAGCCCCGCTGTCCGTCGCACGTTACGTAATCGAGCACGGTACGAGGTGGCGAACAATAGCTACGCTCGCGGCATCGTGCTCACGCTTGCCAATGACGTGATTGGCACCGGGCCTCGTCTCCAAATGTTACTGGACAACGGCGAAAACGACGATGCTAATGGCGTCAACGGCCTGATTGAGGACGAGTTCGCCGCCTGGTGCAAAGCCGTTGACTTGCCCGGCAAACTCCGCACGATACGGATGGCCCGGGCGCAGGACGGTGAAGCCTTCGCGGTTATGTTCACAAACTCGGAAATTCAGCATGAGGTCAAATTTGACCTCAAGCTGATTGAAGCCGACCAGGTGACGACGCCCGACACCGCCACGCAACATCGTAACGCGAGTGGCCTTGGCGAAAATGTTGTCGATGGCATTGAGTTTGACGCTTTCGGCAACCCCGTCGCGTACCACGTTCTCACATCGCACCCCGGCGGTGCTGGCGGCGTCGCCCAGACCTTCGAGCGCGTGCCGGCCTCGAACATGATTCACTGGTTCCGCGCCGACCGGCCCGGCCAGTCGCGGGGGTTGCCGGACATCCTGCCCGCTCTGCCGCTTTTTGCACAGTTGCGAAGATACACGCTGGCCGTGATCGCCGCCGCCGAGTCCGCCGCCAACGTCGCCGTGTTTATGAAGACCAGCACACCCGCCAACGGCGAACCGGCCGACGTTGAACCCATGACAGAGATGGAGTTCAGCCCGAACATGGCGGTTTTCGCTCCTGAAGGCTGGGAAGCGACACAGATCAAGGCTGAGCAGCCGACGACGACATATACCGAGTTCAAGCGGGAGCTTTTGAACGAGATTGCCCGTTGTTTGAACATGCCCTTCAACGTGGCTGCCTGCAACAGCAGCGGCTATAACTACTCGTCGGGGCGCCTGGACCACCAGACCTATCACCAGTCCGTCCGCGTAGAACAGGACCACCTGGAGGATGTTGTGTTGGATCGCATCCTTCATGCCTGGTTGGCGGAGGCCGTGAAGGTATTCTGCTTGATCGAGTTGGAGGACGCGCCGCATCAGTGGTTCTGGCCTGGCCGCGAACACATCGACCCCGCCAAGGAAGCTAATGCCCAGGCGGTTCGTTTGGCGAACAACACGACCACGTTGGCTACGGAGTATGCGCGGCAAGGCAAAGACTGGGAAACCGAGTTGCGCCAGCGGGCTAAGGAAGTGGCGTTGTGTAAGGAATTGGGACTGACTCCAGCACAGGCCGCGTCCACTCCACCACAGCCCGCGCCTTCGCCCGCCCCCGCAGACACACAAGAAGAGGAGAGTGACGATGACGCTGCACAATCAGAATCCCGCGCCGCCTAAGAATTTCACGCTGACCGCACAACTGAATGTCACCGCCGGCGCCGACGCTGGCGAAGGCAAAGTTAAGCTGCCGCGCTTCAGCATGGTCGCTTATACCGGCGGCATGATGCGGATCGCCGGCTGGCGGCATCCGGTCATCGTTGACCTGGCCGGCTTGGCCATTCCCGCGCAAGCCCGACCGATTCGGTATGAACACGATCCCAAGGCCGGCGTCGGACACAGTGAATCCATCCGCGTCGAGAGTGGCCATCTCGTTGCCGCCGGCGTGATCTCGCGTAACACCGAGGCGGCGCGCGATGTAGCCACATCTTCCGCGAACGGTTTCCCCTGGCAGGCCAGCATCGGCGCCAGCGTCGAACAGTTCGAGTTCGTGAAGGAAAACGAGTCCGTGCTTGTGAATGGCCGAGGGTTCAACGGGCCGGTCAACGTCGTTCGCAAATCCGTCCTCGGCGAAATTTCGTTTGTCGATCTCGGCGCCGACGGCAATACCTCGGCCAGTGTGGCGGCCTCGGCTGTCGAAATTACCTCTTCGGAACCCCTGCAAAATCAGGAGAAAAACCCCATGACGATTACCGCTGTTGCTGACGAAACGACTTCCACCGACACGAACACGCAGACCACCACGCCGACAAACATCCCCGCGACGACGGTTCAGGCAGGCATGGCATCAACGCCCATCGCCACCACTTCCGCCACCACTTCCGGCCCTGCCGCCGTCGTCGCCTCGACTTCCGCCGACGATCCCGTCACGCAGATGCGGCAACGCATCGCGGCTGAGACCCGTCGCATTGACGCGATCCGCGCGCTCTGCGCCGGCAAGCATTCCGCCATCGAGGCCCGTGCCATTGAAGAGGGTTGGGACACGTCGCGGACCGAGTTGGAGGTGTTGCGCGACGCCCGGCCCAAGGTTGCCCACATCGGCGCGCGACAGCAGGCTTCGACGCCGCAGGTGTTCGAGGCGGCGGGGTTGATGGCGGCGGGCGTGTCGATGAGCCGCATCGAGGCGACCTATGCCGAGCCGGTGTTGGAGGCGGCACATCGGATGCGCGGTGTCGGCATTCAGGAGTTTTGCGAAATCGTTTGCGGCCAGCAGTTGCCGCGATTCCGTTCCGACGCCTCTGGGTGGCTCCAAGCGGCGTTTAGCACCGCGTCGCTGCCGGGCATTTTGTCGAACATCGCGAACAAGATGTTGCTCGAAGGGTACAACTACGTCGAGGACGCTTGGCGGCGTATCGCGAAAATTGCCAGCGTCAACGATTTCAAGGAGCACAGCCGTTATCGCATGACCGGCGGGTTTACGTTTGTGCAAGTCGGGGCTGACGGCGAGTTAAAGCACGGCAAGATCGACGAGATGAAGTTCGGTCAGAAGGCCGACACCCACGGCATCATGTTCTCGTTGACGCGGCAGATGATTATCAACGACGACATGGGTGCGTTCACGGACATCCCGCGCCAGATCGGCATGGGCGCGGCCGAGGCCATCGCCGACGCCGTATGGGGCTTGTGGCTGCGAAATCCCGTTTGCAACGACGGCAAGCTGTTTTTCTCCGCCGACCACCGCAATTTCGCCGCCGGCGCCGACACCGCCCTCACCGTGGATGGCCTGACCAAGGCCGAGGTGGTTTTCGGCGAGCAGGCCAAACCCAACGGCAGACCGCTGGGCATTCCCGCGTCGATCCTGCTCGTGCCGACGGCGCTGAAAGTGCCCGCCGAGATGCTGATGAAGAGCGTGCTGCTCAACGAAAACACGACCACGCCGAAGCCCTCGGCCAACCCGCACACCGGCAAGTTCGAAGTCGTCTCCAGCGTGTACCTCTCCAGCGCGGCCTTCACCGGCCACTCGTCCAAGGCGTGGTACTTGCTCTCCGACCCTAACCGCCTGCCCGCCATCGAGATCGCGTTTCTCAACGGTGTGGACCGGCCCACGGTCGAGAAAACCGACGCCGACTTCAACACCCTGGGCATCGCATTCCGAGGCTACATCGACTTCGGCGTGCGCGAGCAGGATTTCCGAGGGGCGCTGAAGATGCAGGGGTTCTGACGGGGCTGACGGGGGCACGGGCGTCTCGCCCGCGCAAGGTAGTAGGACACGGCCCCGCTTGTCGCGGGTGCCGTGTCCCTGACGGCCTGCACCACACTTAAAAGGACAGGAAAAACACATGCCAACCGCACAATTCATCCACAACGGCAACGCGATTGACTACACACCCACCACCAACGTCAGCGCCGGCGACGTGATCGTCCTGGGCGACTTGGTGTGCATCGCCAAGTTGGACATCCCCGCCAACACCCTCGGTGCCTTGGCAGTGGTCGGCGTTTTCGACATCGCCAAAGCCACCGGCGCAAGCACCGCCATCGCGGCCTGGGCCACCTGCTACTGGAACGCCACCACCAAGCAGGTAACAACCGTCGCCACCGGCAACAAACTCATGGGCACATGCCTCCAAGCCGCCGGCGACACCGCCGATACCGTCCGCATTCGTTTGAACCAATAACGACAGGCTTAGCAGCACGCCTCGTGCCCTGACAGTCTGCGGATGGAGCAACCATGAACTTCCTTCAACGCGGCATCGCATGGCTGGATCGGCAGCGTGTGGCACGTCTGTCTCAGCCGGTGCAGTACCAGCGTGGCGGCAAGTCGGTTGAACTCGCCGCCACGCTGGGGGCGACGACGGTAGAGATCACCGACGACGCCGGTGCAATGGTGCGTTCGCCGCAGATGGATTTCATCGTTTCCACCGACGCACTGGCCCTGGGAGGCGTGCCCGTGACGCCCCGCATCGGCGACAGAATTTTCGTCACCCGCGCCCCTGGTGAGGACGGCACTGTGAAAACGCTGGTGTATGAGGTGCTCTCGCTGCCTGACGGCCGGCACTACAGGCCGTGCGACCCCGGCAGACGAATGACGCGGATTCACGCCAAGCAAGTGGATGAAATTTTCAATCAGGAATGATCGGAGTAGTCATGTGCCCAAACCGTGAATACGAGCGAGTCTGCAAGAACGATTTGCGTGTTATCCACGCCAAGCTGGACAAACTGGACGAAGCGATTCGCGGGAATGGCAAGCCAGGCATCCAACGCCGTCTTGACCGCTTGGAGGCCGTCGATGCCGCGCGTTCGAAATTGCTCTGGATCACCGCAGCCGCAGTGGTGGCGTTGGCGGTCGGGGCGTTGTGGAAACTCATTTTCGGAGCATGAACATGTCCTCGATCATTGCCATTGTCGATGCCGTTGTCCAAGCCTTGAACGGCCATTCATTCAGCCAGCCGTTCACGGCACGGCGTCATTATGTGCCGACCTTCGATCTGAAGGACATGAAGAACCTGCATGTGACGGTCGTGCCGCGCGGTGTGGAAATGTCCACCGCCAGCCGAACGCTGCTTCAGCACGACGTACAGATCGACATCGGCATTCAGCAAAAACTCCCCGCCGACACCACCAGCGACCAAGCCCGCATCGACACGCTGATGGGTCTGGTGCAGGAGGTCGCGGATGTTCTTCGGGCGGCTGGGCATTTCGATGAAGCACAGTGGGTCAGAACGGAAAACAAACCTGTCTATTCGCCGGAGCACCTGGAGCAACTTCGCCAATTCACCAGCGTGCTAACACTGACGTTGCGGACGTTACGGGCCTGATCGTGACATTTGGAGTGAACACCTGATGCGCAACATCATCATGCGAACGGTCTCTGTGACGGCGGAATACCAGCCGCTGTCGGCGGTCAGCCTGGTCGGCAGTGTCACGATCTCCACCTTGCCGAGCAACGCCGGCGACGTGTTTTTCAGAGGCGACGACGGCAGCGACGTGCCTCATCAGCCGGGCGAATGGTACGAGTATTTCAGCGTTGATCTGTCGGGCATCTTCGTCAAGGGCACGCCCGGCGACATGGTGAAAATTGTGGGAGGCACCTGGTAATGCCATACACGTGCATGTGCAATTCCGGCAGCGGCGGTAGCAGCGGCGGCAATCACGAATGTTCCTGCGGGCGTCGCGATGTGCTGCTCATTCCGTTTTTCCACCGGGAACGGATCGCGAACGTGACGTGGGATTTCCGCTTCTGCCTGACGCCCGTGGCCGACATGAATTTCGCCGCTCCGCTGCTGGCCGGCGACACCACCGTTGACATTGCCGGCTTGCTGTACCGCGTGGATTCTCGCGCCGTGCCGGGTGAGGTACTTCCGCTCACCACGGCTGGCGTCGCCACGGAGCGGGTGAAAACCAACATCACCATCGGCTACGTGTCGGGGATTTTGATTGTCCCGCTGACCCCAGGCCAACTCGCGTCGGTTTCGCACGGAAAGTCCTATATCGCGCGTATGCAACAAAAGGCCCGTGGTCACGATGAATGGAGCATCCCACATGATGTCATCGTCACACTGTAAAAAACTGATCGGCATGATGCTTGTCGTCGTCGTTGCCGGCGCCCTCTCCACGGTGTCACTGTTGGCGTGCCTCATCACGGACTGTCCGGTCGGGGCGATCAAGTACGACGCCGACGAGGCTGTCGCCATACACGGCAGCGCCGAAGCGTTCGACAAGCTGAATCCGATCCTGCTGCCCGGCATCACGCCGGGCGACGCGACGGCTTGGTTCAACAGTTCGGTTACGAAACTCACGACGTTGCGCGGGTACGCTCACGCGGGCCGGGGCGCGGGCACCACGCAGCAGTCGGCGAACCGGCAGGTGATGTTGGTCCAAATCTGGGGCTGGCGTGACACAAACGGCGACGGCCAGGCTGACGCGAAGGACCGGAACAAGGTGTGGGTCAAGCTGCTGGAACTTCGACCCTCGCAAAATAACGGCGACGGCAGCGGCGGGAATGTCGTCGGCTGGGACGTACCGACCCTCACGGCGGCAATCAAGACTTCGACGTGGCGCGGGGATTTATTGCAGGGCCGTGAGCTACCGCTGAAACAGGGCCGGTCGTGGCTGTTGCTCATTCGTGTCGTCGATCTGATGGGCAACACGAATCTGATGGACGTGCCCGGCGGCTTGGAAAAGTGGTGGGACGGCACCGAGGGCGGCGCGGGTAGTGGCGTGGACGGCGATCAGTATGTGGATTTTGCGGGGAATACGCCGGGGACAGGCGATCAGCGAATTTTGAGTCGGCATGTGGCGTGGATTTACGCCCCGACCTTGGAGTGAGCGCTCAACGCAAACGAAAGGATGGCTGTGATGAAAAAATGTGCAAACGTGACGGTGGTTGTGATGTTGGTGTCGGTGATGGTGGCGGCCCTGCTGTCGATGTCGGCGTGGGCGGCAGACAACGCGGAACTCCGCAAAGGGATTGAAGAGGCGCAGCAAAAGGGCAACCTCCAGGCCGCGATGAAGTTGTCGCAGGAACTGGAGTCCTCCACGGTCCACGATGGCGACTGGGGGCACAACGGCAAGCTCATGGCCAATTTGCTGTACCAGACCAAGGGCGTGGCGGCGAAGGTGGAGTACCTCCGATCTGCGTTCGAGGCTGCTGTCGAACTGGAAGGTGCCGCCGTCACGCATCGTAAGCAGATGATTAGTTCGGCCTGCTACGACTACTGGGCTGGCGATGCCCATTCTGTGGTGATGGCTGAGATGGACGTTCAATACCTTGGGGCGAACGCGCACAACGTCGAGTTCTTGTACAGAGGATACTTCGGCCTGAAAAAATACGAGGACGCGCTGGGTGTTCTGGACAGATTCCCCGACGCCTTGCCCAACGATCAGACGGTTTTGCGGCGGCTTGACGCCCTCGTTGCCCTCAAACGAACGGATGCCATCGGCGACGCGGCGCTGGAGTTCGTCAAGGTTTCCGCCGATCCGCTCAAAGCGGCCAATGCCTTGCAATATCTGTTGCCCGGTGACGATGTGGCCCTGTGCGTCGGGTTGACTGCCCAGCAGGTCCTCGACACGCGGAAAACCGAACTTCGCCGCAGTACGGGGCGTCTCGCTCCGAACGTGCTGGTCGCCCTGGCCAACCAACTGACCAAGGGCGGCGACGACCGGCCCCTGCGAGTGAGCGATGAAGCCCGCGCCCTGGCGGCGAAACTCGCCGACACCGACGCTCCATTGGCTGGCTATTTGCAGCCGCTGTTGGCGGGTGACTACAAGGCCGCGTTCCGCTACGCCTACGCTCAGGCCAAGGCGTCCGAGTCCGACGGTGAATACGTCATGTGGATCAACGTGGCAGCGGGCGCGATTCGGTGTGCGGATCAACACTACAACGGCCGGGCTCTGGCGTTCATTCAGTACGTCAACGGCACGTTGGCCACCAACCCCGTGGCCGACTGGGAGGTGGACGAATGAGCAAACTGGGCAAGCGGACAAAGGAAACTCTCGGCGTTGCCTGGATGTCGGCGGCAATCCTCGCGGCCATTCTGTTGGTGCAGTGGGCTTTCGGGCAGGAGCGCCCGCCCGTACCGTTCGCGGAATCGTCGGTGTCCATCCCGGCCCCGCACGTCGCAGAGCAGGTCCACGACGCCACGCCTGCCAGCATGACGATTCCCGATCTGGGCATCGCGTCCGTGTCGCTGGGCGTCCTGCTGGACGCTGCGGAATCCAACATCGCCACGGGTGTGATGACCATCGACGGCCAGCAGCAGGCCGTTGGCGCGGGAGTAGTCATGATGAACGCGGACCTTTACGCCATCGCCCGCCACGATCCGGGCATGACGGCCCCGTGGGTGTCGCCGTGGGAACTCCGCGACAATCAGTTCGACGGTGCGGTAGTCGATTCCGCCCGCGCGACCGCCTTGTTGCTGTCCTGCGATGACGAACCAGCCCTGCACGAATACCTGGTTGGCGAGGGTTTCACCCTCCGCCAGCCGAACGCCCCGACGCGGGCGCTGCCGGATTTCCTTGTCGGCGTGACGGCATACGAGTACGCGAGCGCCTACTGCCAGGCCGACCAGGACGTGCTGGAGAATGTCAAGCCTTCCGGCGTAACGGTGCTGCGGTTTGTGGACCGAAGCGAGCGGGCCGTGGCATTTGCCCTCGCGCATCCCGAGCGCCAGTTCCTTGTTATTGCCGACATCAACGGCCTGTCCATCGACGCCCTGCGTATTCTCGCCGGCGACAACATAGTGGGCGTGGTGGTCGGTCATTACCGCCACGCCGATGATGAGCCGGTGGACTTCGCCACGTCTGCGGCGGATGTGATGCGCGTGGTGCAGGCGATCCGGCTGGTCAGCGACGCGCCGGTGCTGCTGGCGGTGGGCGCCGTCAATATCCACACGCGCGACACGGAACGCTCCTGGGCGGACGCTTTCGGCGACGACCTGAAATCTTTTGACGGCTTCGCCATCTACGGCCTGGCCCGGTTCCCTGCCATCCTCGAAGCCGCCGAGAATCCCCGTGAACTCATTCTGCGTCGCATGGGCTTGCCTGACCGTCCGTGCATCCTCGTCGAGTTCACGGGAACGAGCCATCAGTACGCAGCCACCGAAGCCGGCTATGTCGAGAAGGTCTGGAACGCCAAGGCCAAATCCTTGATTGCGACCTTGCGCAAGCAGCACTGGCACGGCCTGGTCACATGGTCCGCCACCATCGACGATGCCCGCATCAAGGCCAACGCTCTGCGAAACGCGATGCCGACCCAGCCCCAGGGACCGCCACAGTGAACGGCGTGGGTGTTGACTTCAAGCTGCTGTTCTTTGACCGAGCAGCGATAGCGAATCAGATGGACACCAGGGCGCGTGTTGCCTTGGGCAAGTTCGGGGCCTTGGTGCGAAAAACCGCCGTCGCCAGCGTGAAAGAGGCCCCGCCCTTCAAGCACGCGCCAGCGGGATCGCCACCGTTCTCACACATGGCCGCTCGGCGGCGAGCGATTAACCGCAAGCGGAAGGCAGAAGGACGGCCAAAGGCCAAGACGGGTTTCAAGGGCCTGAAGCACATTTTGTATGCCTACGACCCGGTGAAACGCTCCGTGATTATTGGGCCAGCCAGCAACCGCAAGCGGTCGATCACGATCCCGGAAATTTTGGAAGAGGGAAAACTTAACGTCTCGGCGCACCCGCTGATGGGGCCTGCATTCCAAAAGGCTCAACCCAGGCTGCAAGAGCTTTGGGCGTCATCGGTGAAGTAACACCTCGCGAACTCACACAGAAACACCTGTGGCCGCACGAACTGCGCGCTTCCACAAAGCATGGGAGTCCTAACAAATGGCAACCTTCATTCTCGGCAAGGACGGCAAGCTGTATTTCGGTGTCGCGGGCACGACGGCCTCGACGGAGATGGGCAACGTCCGCGACGTGACGCTCACGATGGAGGCTGGCACGGCGGATGTGACCACCCGCGCAAACTTCGGCTGGCGAGCCACCGCGCCCACGCTCCGCGAGTGTACCTGCGAGTTCGAGATGGTGTGGGACCCGGCTGATCCTGGCTTCACGGCCATCAAAAACGCTTTCCTCGCGTCGGCGTTGATTGCCTTGAAAATCCTCGACAAGGCTGGCGGGCAAGGTCCTGACGGTGATTTTGCCATCACGTCGTTCAGCCGCAAGGAGGCTCTGGAGGAGGCCATCATCGTCAGTGTGACCGCGAAGCTCTCGCTGTTCAGGACCTGGATCAACGGCACAGGAACGTAGGCCATTCGGTAGCCACTCAATGCGGCAGTTCTGCCGACACGGTGATTTGATTTTTCCCGAACAAAATCCCAGAAAGGACCCCGTATGAAATCGTTTATGGACAGCACAGGCCGGGCGTGGTCGCTGGCAATCAACGTCGATGCCGTCAAGCGCGTCAAGGCCCTGGTCAACGTCGATCTGTTGCAGGCCGTCGAAGGCAAGCTCATCGAGCAACTCGTCTCTGATCCCATCCTTCTCTGCGATGTGGTCTATGTCCTCTGCAAACCCCAGGCCGATCAGCTTGGCGTGAGTGATGAGGATTTCGGTCGCGCGATGGCGGGCGATGCCATCGAGCAGGCTACCTCCGCGATGCTGGAGGAACTGGTCGATTTTTTCCCGAGCCGCCGCCGGGCGCTGTTGACCAAGGCGGTGGGCAAATTCAGGACGCTCCAAGAGACGGTGATCTCGGCGGCAGAGGCGAGGCTGGACAGCGGGATGATCGAGAAGCGGTTAGCCGTAGAACTGGCGGCGCTGGACGCGGAGATCACGGCGACGCTTCAGTCACCCCCACGTCGAAACGGAGCGGAACCAATGGTGGAACTGCCGTCGCCGCCTGGCGTGCAATCTGGCAACTCGCCGGTGTCGTCGGCGTCGCCCCCGGCCCGCTGACGTTGCGGGAATTGTTCTGGCTGGCTGAAGCGACTCGGCGTGAAGCGTGGCAACATACCGCGTGGTTGAGTGCGATGATCGCCAATGCCAATCGTGATCCACACAAGAAACCTTCGCCGTTCCAGCCGGATGATTTCAACCCACTCGTGCAACGAGACAAAAAGGCAGGCGCCGTTGTCGTGGATGAAAACACCATCGGCGACCTAAAAGCAATGTTTACTGGGCAGACAAGCCCGGAAGAAAGGCAGGTGTGAACATGAAGAGGTACGTGAGTATGCGAGGCATGATTCTGGTGTTTGTTGCGGTGATCGTGATGACGTGTTTTTCCGGCTGCGGCAACGTGAGCCTGCGTGGCGATGCGCTCACGGCGGCGGAAACCTCCATGATGGACGCCTATCAGGCGGTGCATCGTTCCGGCGCGGTGGAGGCACACCGGTCGGGCACACCGACGTGGGAGCAGGCGTATATGTTGGAAAATTTCAAGCACTGGCGTTACTTCGTGCGCTCCGCGCGTAAGGACCTGATGTGGGGCCCGAAGCTGCCGGATGAAAGGGGTGAATAAGCATGGCTGATCTGCAAACGCAAATGAACGAATTGTTGACGAAGGTGCCCGCGTCGCAATGTCAAGCCGCCGCATCGTTGCTGGCGCAGTACGGGCCTCGGTTTTTCGCGATGGCGCAGGAGGAGGCATGGCAAATTTTGAGAAGGCTGATGGCCGGAGATTTAGAGGCAGTCGCAGAACTCGATTTGCAGCTCTCCAACGATCAATTTGTGGCCAAGGTGAAGGCTAACACCGCCCGCTGGGAGGCCGTCGCCAACTACAACGTCGTTCGTGAGAACATGCGAAATGAAATGCTCCTGCGGCTGGCTCCCATTGTGTTGAGTCTGTTGGCGGCGATGGTGTGTCTTTGACCGGAAAAATCGTGCAAAGAAAGGAGAATCTTCAATGAACA